TGCCTATATAACCACATATAATTATATGCACTATCCATGACCCATATACAACTAGGGTGTTTTAACCAACCCGCACCATATAACACTGCGTCCATATTATTATTAGGGTGTTTATATGTAGTTCTCTTTCTACCAGTAGCAGATAGACCTATAACTTTTTCACCGTCTTGTACTCTATGTGCAGTACATAACATTTGTGCTGATTCTAATATCATCTTTACAACGTGTTTGTCGCAAGAGTATTGTGCTGCCTTTACAGGGTCTTTATCTAAATAAAATATATTCATTAGTGTACTAACCTCCTCATCACATAATCCATAAGTTTATATTTGTTTGCCAAATCAATCATCTTTTTATACCACAATGCTTTGAAGTCATCACTTTGCGCATTGGCACAAGCATTCGCAAGTAATTTTAATCTTCTTACTTCAGGTGGTATGTGTACTTTTACATCTTCAATTGTCATCATATTAATATACCACATTTTAGGGTCATTGTCAACCCTCTAATTACCCACATTTGCGCCTTGAGTTATTATAGTTCTTACTACTGTAAACCCAGGGTTATTCCAATCTACTTTCTTTTCACACTTCATATCCCATACACTATGAGATATACAGGTCGTTTTCATACAACCTGATAGAATCACTAGTAGAATTAGACTACTTAATAGTTTTATCATTCCAGTCATAAATTTGGTCCAGTTTCACTTTAATTTCATCTGGTGACATATCTTTGAAGTCACCTATTTGAGTTACCATTTTTCTGTAACCTTTAGTTTTTTCTCTAACTTTTTTTAACTTACTACGTTCTCTATCTAGTTGTTCTTCTAAATCAAACTTTTGTTCACTCTTAATTAGATTTCTTTTCTTACGCCATTGTCTTAATGATATGTTTGCTGCGATTAGGAGAAGTACAGCGAGTGGATCAAATACAAATATGAGTATGAGTATAACAAACCTTACTGCCTTATCAAAGTTGTCTTGTGCGTTCTCGCCATATATTAACTCTGCCACATATTTTATAGGTCCTACTTCTGCCTCTATTTTATCTTGTGCTAGTGATAGTTCTGCCTTTTGATTTGTTAGTTCAGCAATCTTATCACTCGCTTCATTTATTGCATTGTTAAGTAGTGTTCGTTCTTCTTCTTGTTTCTTACGTTCTTTTAAACCACGACTTACATATTCTTTATCAATATAAACTTCTAATGCTTTATCTAGTAGTGTGATTTGTTTTTCTGCTCGTTCTATGATTAAATTTTGTTGATTAATTTGTTTATCTATTACTTGTATTTTAATCGCATTACTTGATGTTGGTTTGACTTGATCTAGGTGTGCCTTTGATAAGAAACCAAAGATACCTAATGATGTTATGAATATTAATATTATGATCGCACCAAATAGATATGTTTTTAATAACCTGGGTACATCACTATTCCAATTGTGATATAACCAACTGGCAGCAACTAATTTACCAACTTCTAATGCTGAACCCATCGCAATGATAGCCACAGCAGAACCAGCAAACAATGTCGCTAGTCCTACGATAGAATACCCTGCTGCGATTACAGATATACTAATCGCCGATAAAAATGTTAGCAATGTTAAAAACATAGTTATATTTATTTGATTGTTTTATCCGAAGCGTAAGTATCTTCCAACTTTCTTACTTTGTTAATTATTCTAATTACTCGTTTATCATAGTCTGCTGTAGTAGAAAATTTATCTAAAGTTTTAATTAGAGCAATAGGATCTAATGGCCTATTATTAACTAACATAGTTTCCCTCAACTCTCTAAAGTCAGCGTATGCTGGGTGTTCGTTTAATAATCTAATATATTCTTTTACACTATCACACTTTGTAGCAAATATTCTAACACCCCAACCTGGCCATTTTTTAATACCAATTGGCACCATATGTGGTGTGTCTTTATCCCAAGTTCTAATACCAAACAAGTTATTACCCTCTACAGCAAATCTACTTGTGCCCCAACCTGTCTCTAAAGCTGCCTGACCTATAATCATTTCAAACGGTACTCTATTCATACGAGGCGTTGTAAAATTTATGTAGTCAATACATTTGTGTAAAGCTCTAACAAATTGTATATCATTTGTATATGTAAACTCTGGTTCTCTTAAATCTAAATCTGCTATCTTTTTTAAATAAAAATTTTCAACATCATCATTTACTTTATCTATTGCCCACTTATTAGGTTTAAATGTACCATAACCATATGCTAATAAACATATAATAGCAAGAGCAAATACTATTTTTGTCATTCGCCAACTAGTATCTAATAGTTTGTCCCAATTAAATTTTTTTGGCATAATAATCATAACCTCCCCACTCTTTACCATCTTCGTCTTTAAATGATTCTAATTTTGATTGAAAGAAAGTTAAATGTGGTTTTAACTTTTCTACTTTTTTAAAGATTGTCTCTGCTTGTTTTTCTGTATAGTTATCAAAAATATCTTTAGCCCAATTACCAGTATAATATAATCTACTAGTGCCTGATCTGTTTGATGGTTTTGTTAACTCACCTAATTGTATTAGTGCCTCACCAATACGAGCTTTAACATAGGGGTCTAACTCTTTCACCTTTCTCATAATATATCTCTTTCTCTTTTATTATAGGTCTAAACCTATAGCATTTAATTTAGGCCTAAAACTATAAAATAGTTTGTTGTGATTACCAGTATCACCAACATTAGCCATTTGGTACAAGTGTACCATTTCGTGGCCTAAAGTGTCCACAAAATCTTTTTTACTTCTATATTCAGGTAACATTTCTAACCAAAATTGTTGTGTGCCTTTTCTTTCCCATACCCAAGTTGTTACCTGACCATAACAAAACTTTTTAGATTTATCTTTGTAAATCTTTTTAATTTTAATATCATTAAAAGGTGCTAGTTTGTTTTTAAATACAGCCTTATTAATCATATTAAAATAGTATTTTATATCCTTGTAGGTAGTTTTATACTTCCTTCTGGATGATAATTCTCTTTTCAGTTTCTTTTTGATTCTTGCTTTTTCCAACTTGATTTCTCCCTCTTAAATAATTCTATTAACATCATTACCAAACCAGATAATATAATTACTTTTATTTCAAGTGGAGTTTCTAAAAAAAGTTCAATCATTTACAATCGTCCTCTATTTTAGTTCCCTCTAGTAAAGCACATTTGTATTTTTTGTCTGCCTGTAATCTCAAATCAACCATAATGCCGTCTAAAATGGCAGGTAAATAGGCTTGAAGTATTGAAACCATTTCAATTGAATACTTGTGAGCTAATCTTTCTAACTCATAAGACATCAAAGCGTTGACATCAATATCCGTGCCGTTCAGTTTAGATTGTATAACGTGGCCAATCACCGCCTTGTTATATTCATCTGCTTTCACATTTGATAATAAAGACCATATTAGACCATTTACTATCAATATCGTTATAATAAACTTTTTCATAATATAATAACCTCCTATTATTTAGTTATATCATAGGTGGTCGGATTGTCAAGCGTAAATAAGTGTTGATTTATAAGGGTTTTTTAAGGGCGACTTAATATCCGCCCTTAAAAATCGTTGATTCGTCTAAGCTTTTTTCATAAAATCATCATTCCAGTTAAAAGCCTCTTTTACTACAGCCTCTGTAAGGCCTTTGTAAACTTGGTTTAATCTTTTATCTTTAATGTTGATTAATAAATCAGCTTCTGTTGTGTGTAAACCCTCTAACATTTGAATAAACAAGGTTTCTTTTCTTGTTTTAGAAAGTGTGTTGTTACCACCTTTTAAAAAGTTAAACAATCTTCTTGCTTCTGTTTTTAAAAGTGTATGCTCTGTGCCAACAGGTGCCTCGTTTGCTATAAACGGTGGCGTTCCTTCTGGTAGATCCCATTCTATTTTAGGATCAAAAGCAGCCTTTAATATCTGTCTTAAATACGGTTGATCGTATTGTTTTAAAACAGCAATCTTTTTAGGCTTGTCTTTGGCATTATTAACTTTGGTAAAAATCTCGTGTACGGTCTCACCAGCAACACCTGAAGTGTTTGCCATAGCCGTCATTGCCTCTTTACTCATTAAGTTAGGGTTTTGTGCTTGTTCAGCCATAATTATCTCCAATATATATTGTCAAAAATCGTTAATGTTTTCAATCAATGATTTTAATTTGTGTTTCATAAAGTAAGGCAACAGGAGCGACCTGTTAGGTACTTTATAAGACTTGTAGATATTTATAATAGAATCTTCTATCGTTTTTGGTATTTGTGATAGGTCTATTAACTTCTTATTTCTATTATAATTTTTCTTTGTTTCTGAGCCAAGTGGTATATTATCTAAATTAGACCACTCTTCCAGTTTTTGTTTAGTAATAGGTTTTTGTCTATCACCTCTAACAAAAATCTCGTCATCTGATAATATGTTTGGTACACCATCTGATCGGTCACCTTTTATTATCTGTTCTCTTAAAAATTTTATAGGGTCTTCTTGTTCACCAATAAATGATTTTAAAAATGGTGACCATTGATACACATTACCATAATGATGTAGTTGTATAAAGTCTTTATCACCAGACACAACTAGGTAAATGTCATCTTCTTGTAATTTAATTAGTGTCGCTATAATATCATCTGCTTCAGAGTTCTCTACATACATCACAATGTAAGGAAAGTTATCTCTGATTTCTTCTTTTATCTCTGTAATAATTTTAAATATATTATCCCAATCAAAAGGTCCATCTTGTCTGGCCATTTTTCTACTATGTTTATAATTAGGAAAAAAATCTTTTCGCCAAGGATCGCTGGCGTCTGAACATAAAACCATTTGACCATATTCTTGGCCAAACTTAGCATTAAAACCTCTCAATGATGTTAAGACCATATGTCTAATCATTTCTTTATTTGGTTTTACATCACCCTTACCTCTAACTTGTGCCATAAGGTTTGATATTAAAACTTGATTAAGGTCTACTAGTATCATTTAGTCCAATATTTCTTTTTATACCATTTATAAAATGCTTTGTCTGTAAATATTTCAGCAATCTCCTCTGCTGGTACTTGATCACTTCTTATACATTCACCTAATGACTCATACTCATCTAAATCAACTTTACGTGTCATAGGAAATTTCTTAGCGTGTTCAGCTATAGTTCTAACATTTCTGTTCCAGTTTTCTGTTTCTGAATATTTGCTCATTGACAATCATCACCTTTCCAACCAGGCATATGTTTCATTAAATCATCCATAGGCCCTTTAACTCTTTTCTTTTTACTTTTTTTCATATTATAATTTATAATTAAATAAGCTATGAAGAAACCTATAAAGGTCGCCAAGCAACCTATAAAACCCATTAGCAAACCGTGTTGTAAGTCCATTAAAGATATTCAGCCCAATGTTTAGGTTTCTTACCTTTTAATTCATCTCTTAAAACTTTAATTCTATGTTTTAAACCATCAATAGTTGTGTACATCCAACCACAATCGTGTGGCTCAACTTGCTTTTTAAACCACTTAATAGTATTTTTTAATACATTAATTTGTTTTTCTATTTCTTTTTTATTCATAATATCTATTAGATTAAGGCGGTGGCGATTTCTCGCCACCACACCGTTATTTTGATTAAGCGTCAATAGAAGCAACTGTAGCTTTTGTAGGTGCTACAACTGAAGCATTGTCGTATTTAAAAGGCGTACCGTATAAAGCCTTGATACCTGCTGAGATAATTGCTCTCGTTGGTGTACCAATTCTGTATGAGTGGTTACCTTTTACTTTTGAACCGTAGATCATATAACCTTCGGCTCTTAAAGTATCAACCATAGCTCTTGGTGATTTAAGACCAAACTTTCTGTTTAAAGTCTTCCAAGTAATTGATTGACCTCTTAATAGAGCATTAAGAATAGTCTGTTTTTTAGACAATTTCTTTCTGCCTCTAGTTTCAACTGATTTAGTTCCAAACATAATATATTCTCCTTTTCATATTTGGGCTATTTTACAACCTGCTAAGGCGATTACTTTATGTAATTCCGTTATCGTCATCTGGATCAAATTTAATACCAGTTTCGTTTAAATCTTTTAATTCTTCTTTAAAATCTTTACTTAATGGTTTACCATTTTTAACTTTAGTAT